TTGCCAATCAATGAAATATTTTTTTAATTGTTCAATTTTAGGTATTACTCTTTTATTCCAGAGATTCTCCATTGGATCGATTACGTTTAAATGATGGCTTTCAGTAGTCCAAGCATACTCTGCACCGCTCGGACTTTCGCCACACATTAAGCTATCATCTAATAAATATGAAACAATAGAATAGTTTTTATTGCTGCTCATTTCACTTTCTTTTGAACTTTCAAACGGTTCTCGCATCCAAAAAAACGGAGTTTTAATAGTTTGAAAATCGTTTAATTCCATTGCAGTATCGGATAATTTACCACTAAAAAAGTTTACTCCATAAGTGTTTGCAGTTTTTGGATATGGTAAATCTAATTCAGCACCAACGGTAACATCAACATATTCATTCAATACAACTTCTTTAATTATAAAAGAAACCGTAATTATAGGGACACCATTTTGAACACTTAATATCCTTCCCTTTCGCAAATGTAAAGTATCACACGTGAAAAATCTATAAGCTATAATTGTCGAACCGTTGTAAATAGGTACTACACTATTGATGTACAATGTTGTATCAATAGTTTCAATAACCTCTTTCATTATGGCTCTAAAGTTCTTCATAGTTGAGTTAAGTAATGTTTTTGTAAAGTTGAATAATCTGGATAATCAGCTAAATTTTGATGAATATATTTCTGAATAACTTTGTAATTATTTACAGTTAAATTGTATTTTTGAGTAAATAAAAATGAGTTGCCACCTATTGAAACACTGTTTGTAGTTTCTTGAAATCTTTGTCCTATTTGCGTTCCAGTATAAGGAGCGAAACGATGCCACTCAAACCATACCATAGAAATAAGCATTTCTTTCATACCACTTGAATAGTTTTCATAACCGTGACACTCAGGTAAACGAATCTCATTGTAAATGGCTAAGTACTCAGGATCGTTTGGTATGCCACTATTCCCAGCAGCATTAGCCAATAACAAAGGTGCAATAGTAGTACCTAATAAATCATTCAACCACTTATTCTCAATCTTTGTTTGTAGTGACGTAAACTGTCCTACATTTTGAGCGGTTGTAGATACTAAATATTGACCGATAAAATCAGATGATGTGATTAAGGTTGCCATTATTTTTTAGGTGCTTTTGGAGTTTTAGTTTTAGGTTCTTCAATCACAAATTCACAATATCCAGCTTTTACCAATTCTTGAGCAAGTAAATAAGGTAGTGACTTCTCAAATCCTACTATACCTAACTCACATTCTTTTATAACTTTTACTAATACTTTTTTCATATTTATAGGTTTTTACCTCAAAAAGCCCGTACATTTCTGCACGGGCTAATTTTAGGGTAAAATTTATTAAGCAGTTTCTAAGGCTGCAATAGCAGTAGAGAATGTTCCTTTAACAAATGCAGTTCTATCGTTGTTTTTAACAACTACTGCACCTCTCCATTCAGCTAAGATAGTACGTAAGTTTTTAGTGTAATCGTTACCATCTAATCCCATTTCAATTCTCAATGTTCCTTTTTCATAAAGCGTTGCTTTTGTGAAATCTCCGATTAAGAATGTACCAACAGAAACAAGAGTAGTAGGTATGATTGGAATACCATCCATAAATAACGACCCTCCAATTTCAGCTAAACGCTCAACATAACGTTTATCAGTTGCACTAACTTTGTACAATTTCAATTTAGTTACATCAGTTGGATGCATAAAAATATGAGTTGGCATATCTTGTTCAGCAATCATAATTTGATTAACCGAAACAACAAGTACATCTACTTCATTAGCATTGTCAACAGTTGCAGCGAATGAACCAGCAGCAAATGTAGTCGCAACAGTACTTACACCGTTCAAGTTTGGAGCAGTACCGTTTCCAGAATAAGCACCTAACTCAACCGCTTTCAATAACTCTCTTAAAAGTTCAGCATTAATTTCACTTTCGATAAAATCAATATCGTCTAACATTTCAGTTGATACTTTAATAAAAGCCGAATATTTAACAACCGCTTGAGATGCAACAACTAAGTTAAAATCAATTTGGTTTTTAGTTGCTCCTTCCTCTGTCGTTCCAGCAGCACCTTCTTTGGCATCTTGATAAACCCAAGATATTAAATTTGAGTTTGCTCTACGTCTAGAAAGAACGTCTAAGAATCTTACACGTCTTGAAGCGATAACGTTCAAGCCTGGTATTCTTTCCTCAACTGGTACATTTCCGCCAGATATGTTAGTAGATTCTAACATCGTTCCAACCGCTTTAATAACCATTTCAAAACCTTCTTTTGAAGTTTTTAAACCTTTAATTTTGTCAAGGTTTGCCTCTAAAGATTTTCTAAGGTCATTTACTGAATTAGCAGCAGTTTTATCCGCTTCGTTCATTGCCTCAATTCTCAAACCAATAGCCTCTAAAGATTTGTTTAAGGTTTTCATTTGATCTAATTGTGTAGCTTTGAATTCAGCAATAGCGTTATCCAATTCTGTTTTTGTAGCTTTACCATCAACATTTTTTTCTAATGTATCAATGTATGCTTTCAATTCTGTGTTGTACTCATTGTACAAACCAGCTTGTTTTTCAGCATCAAACAAATCGAAAGTTGCCTTGTCGATAGATTTTGATGTTAAAAAATCTAAAAATGTTTTTTTCATTTCTTTTAGTTTAAATTGTAAATACTTATTTTCTTAGGATCAACTGTGATGGAGTGCGATTTATCGGCAGTTGATTCAGTTGTTTGAGTGACTTCTGTCGGCTCTATTTTCGATTGAATTACCCTAGTAGCATCATTCGAACCTTGCAATACCATACTTCCTTCACTTACTATGCCAGCCTCTAAGACTGCATAAAAGTATATGATATTTTCAAAGTCCTCTTTATTTGCTATTTGAGGATAATATTTATCAAAATTCTTTTTATATTCTTTATCTTCTTCTTTGTCGGAGTTATAACATAAAGCAATGTTGTAATATCTCATTCGTACACTATTCTCAACATCAAGTTTATCATTAATAATTGACTTTGCAATGTCTAATCTAATTTTATCTTTTGCAATCTCGAATATCAATGCTTGAGTTTTACCACTATAAGACTTACCAACTAATGACCATTCAATGTCTTTAATCAATAACTTTACATCAGACTTCCAAGCTATCGTTGTAGTGGTTTTTAGTTCGTGATCCGCAACATAGAAAATATTACCTTGTTGCTCCCTTGCAGACTTATTGAATAACCCAGTAATATGTAAATCGTTGTGACTATCTAAATAACCAATAGTGTTAATAACTGGATAAATATAATTTTCTTTAAATGTAGCATCTGCTTTTATTACATCGGTATCAATTACTGAAGCGGTCTTTATTGAACTACCTTTATCAACTGACTTGTAAATATTAGCTTTTTTAACGTCAATTATAGAGGTGGCATTTTCTCGGAGGGCTTTAAATAAATCCTCTTTGTTGTCGAAATTTCTATCTAATTCTTTGCAATAAATCATTTCAATATATCTTTTTGTTGCTTAATTTCTTCAATCTTTTTTAATAAATCGGCTTTTAACTCTTTGCAATGGTTATTTTCAGCTGCTTTTTCTAACTGTTTTACCACTTGTAAATCATTATTACCGTTTATATTTGTTTTTTTACCACTCATAATTTGCAAATGTATAACAAATAAATGTACATTTGCAAATAAATATTTAAAAATATGAATCAAAATAATTTTTTCTATCGTTTAGGGTCTATTATCATTGGAGGCAAAGACAGTTACACTCAAACAAATTTCGGCTCTTATGTTCAAATGGGGCTACAAAAAGGCGAAACAACGGTCGATACTTCTTGGGAAAACCTTTATGAACTTGCACGTACTACTCCTCAAGTATCAGCAGTAATTGACCGTAAAGCATCAATGTATAGTAATGGTCGTTGGAAGCATTATAAATTAGTAAACGGTAAAAAACAATTAGTTGAAAATTCAGATGCCGTTTATATTTTAGAAAATCCAAACCCAATTCAAAACGGTAGTGAATTTGACAAATCAATGGTTTGGGCGGATGGTGTTTATGGTAATTCAATGGTTAATTTAGTACGTAAATCATTGCCAATACCAACCGCAATATATAACCTACCTATGATGTATGCAGTTGTCGGTCGTACTGGTAAACTGTTTAATCAGGTTGAACGTGACAAAATCATTGATAAAATATACATCGAGTATAACGGTATCAAAGAATATTTTGATATTAAAAATATTATTCACTTTAAAGAATCTAATCCAGACGATCCATTAATGGGAGTTTCGCCACTCGATAAATATAAAATGCCAATAGCTAACATTAGGGCTTCAATGGGGTTTAGAAATAGAATTATAACCAATGATGCTGCTCTAGGTTTTATGTCATCCGATACTGGTCAGAATGGTATGGGTCTTGGTTTAACTCCAGACGATATTGTGCGAATGAATGAGGCACGTGCTGGAATGTTTGGAATGCAAGAAGGTAAAAGCAACATTCAATATGTCGAAGGTTCTGCAAAATGGAATCCAATGTCATATCCAACTAAAGATTTGATGTTATTTGAGGAAGTGGACCAAGACTTTAAACTAATAATTGATGGCTTAGGATTGAATGAAAATATTTTTAGTTTCAGTAAAGCATCGACTTTTAGCAACTATGCGCAAGGCCTTAAAGCAGCGTATCAAGACTGTATTATTCCACTTGCTGAAGATAGGGCATTAGGTTTTACTAAATTCTTTGGTATGGATGGCACTAATGAATGGCTTGAAAAAGACTATTCACATTTAGAAGTTTTGAAAGCAGACCAATCAAAAGAAGCAGCGGCCGACAAAACTAGAGCAGAAACTATTCAAATACTTCAAGCTAATGACCGCACCGACTTAGCCGACATTATCGCATCAGAATTTAAAAAGTGATTGAAAGAATAAAGCAAGACCAGTAATTGAATCGGGTGCATCGTCATTTATATTTTTACCCTCGTGACTATACTTTGCAAGTGCTTGTAAGAATTGAAAATACTCGCCTTTTTCAGTATTTAAAAAGTGCATATTATTTTTTACAAATGCACTATTCATAAATATTCTAGTAGTCTTATTGGTACTGTTTGAAATAGGCACTAAATTACATTTAGTTTCATTTTTAAGCAACTTAACAAATAGTGCTCCCATTCCATTTATCTCAATCCTTGTTTGTCTAGGGTTGTTTA